ATAAAAATTTAAACTTAAAAAAGTCAAATTTGTTTACAGCAAAGTCCAGGGTTGCCCCTGGATCGGCTGAAGAATTAACGCCTCTTCTACCGACAATATGTCAGCGTTCAGAAGCAGTTTTAAAAGGATTGGATCTTGTTCTAGAGCACCATGGTGCCCCCAAAGAGATCCGGGAAGATTTGAGTAATCAAATGCATTCCTACTTAGATGATTCCGATAATGAGGAAGTGTGGCTTTCAAGAGCAAAAGATGCTCTTACCTACTTTCTCGCAAAATATCTAAAAAATCCTTTACCTCCTTGTCCAGATAAAAGGTGGAACCCTAAAGGTTCCTTAAGGAGGTGGTTAAAAGCGAGATGCAATGCATTTAACAGGAAGAATACGCATTTTTGGTATTCTTGGTATCAGAGTAAAAGATCTACTCTTCCTCTTTCCGAGGACTTCGTGCAGAAGAGCTACGATAAGCATCTTAAAGACTTGACAAAGGCAGACCCTGGTTGTCCTAAACTCATTCGTGAGATTATGAACAATCATGTTTTTGAGCGGGTCTTAGATGAAATCTCTCTTAAGCTTAAGGCTAGCATGACTTGCTACGGATTCGAGAACCAATGGACGGATTATATACCGTCTGGAGGCGCTTGTTTCGAAAAGAAAAGGAAAGATGGGGGGCAGTTCGGACACTTATTTGAAGTTGTACATGGTCGTAGGACCTTACCCCGAATAAGCGGTGAAGCTGGTATCGAAGCAGAGAATGATCTCTACTATAGTAATTTTACAACCGATTTACATAAGATGAAGGTTTTTCCTAGGGTCTTTGTAAATGGAATTTTGAAATACAATTATTTGGTAGAGATTAGATCTCCGTTAGGTGAGGAGGATTGGAAATCACTCCGAGGATCTCAGGAGGAGATTGAATTAATGGACTGGGAGCTTTTTGGTCTATTACCTGATTGTACGATCCAGGCAATCAAAGAACCTAATAAGATAAGGATAATTTCGAAGGAGCCAGCGGTCCTTCAATATCGTCATAAAAAACTACAGAAGAACCTCCACAATATTATGCGGGAGTATGACTGTTTTCGGCTAATTGGTCGGCCATTCTGTCCAACAGATATGGTTGACTTAGCTAAAATGGCTAAACCAACTGATAGTTGGTTCTCTGTAG